TGCTTATAACTTTGAATTTTAATAAAGTCGCCTTCTTTTGGAAGCTTCATAACTAACCAACTTTCTACAATTTATAAGTTTATCGTTTATTATTGTACCATAAAATTACCTAAAATCTGTGAATTTTACATGAAAATATTAAAGATATTCTCTGAGAGCGCTTGCTATATCCGAAAAATCGTAGCCCTTTCGTGCTAAAACTTGGGTTAAACGCTGTTTAAGTTCGTATCCTTCATATTTTCGGGCATACTTAGCATATTGCTTGTCAAGTTCCTTGAAGATGAGTTCCTGAGTCGTTTCTTGGTCAACTTGACTATCCAATTGGTTAAAGGCACTTTTAGCATCAGAGTAAGAGAATCCCTTGTTGGTCAAGTTCTGGATAATCTTATCTTGCAAGGCACGAGCTGGAAGTTTTCCTTCATATTTTTTCAATAGTTTATTAGCTACACGTTGAGCAACTTCCGAAAAATCAAATTCTTTTAAAATTTCTTCTGTAGTAGATTTTGAAATTCCTTTTTGTGTTAGTTTCTGAGTAAGTACATAAGGCCCCTTGTCTCCTGAAAGTTGATTGGCATTGATGATAGCATAAGCGTACTGAGCATCATTAATCCACTTATCTTTTTTAAGATTAATAATGACTTGAGAAACTATGTTTTCATCAATATCGTATTTTTTCAGATATTCTCTGACTTCTTTTTCAGTGCGGGCTTTAAAAGATAGGTGGTAGAGGGCCAGATTCTTACCGTAAGAAAATTGAGCAAATTCCTGTATCTCTTTCAATTCTTCTTGGCTTATAACCTTATCTCTTGATAACATAAAACGAACAATAGTATCTTCAGTAATGTAGCATTTGTCGCCATTATCAAGCTCCATCAGATAAAGTCTTTTTTTCTTTTCAAGTTTTGTGATTTTCATAGTTCTATTATAACTCAAAATGTGAGAAAAAGCTGAAACCCCTTGATATAGCCGTTTTTTGTCTCTTAATGATGAATTTTAAGAACTTTTTAGGAACTTTGTAGATTCTCAATGGCTTTTTCATAAAAGGAAGTCGCCTTTTTCTTATTGTCTTTGGATAGATGACTATAGATATCCATAGTCATTGAAATTTTAGAATGGCCGAGCCGTGTTTGGATTTCTTTATAAGGCAGTCCTGCATTAAGCAATAGACTAGCGTGGGTGTGTCGGAATGCGTGAAAACTCAAACGAGGACATCCAGCCAGTTTTAAATGCTTTTCTAGTCTGAATCTGAGCGCTCCAGCTTCTCTATAATTGTCAAAGGTATCAGAGAACACTTTTTCAAAAGTTACCCCTATTTCCCTACCTATTTGGGATTGTCTTGCTTTATAGAGCCGAAGCATGAGTACCGTTTTGGTATCCAGTGCTATTTCTCTAATGCTACTTTTACTTTTAGGGCTAGTGATTTCCTTGAGGGTGTTTAAAGTCTTGGTAACTGAAATACTACCGTTTTGTAGGTCAATATCAGACCATTTCAAGGCTAGACACTCACGAATACGCAAACCAGTCGCTAGAAGTGTCTTATATAACACCGTATCAGAGAAATTTTTATAAGTGTTTGGTAACTGATCCAGATAATCTAAGAATTTTTTCAAATTGTCGTCATCCAGATATTTCAGTTTTTGTCCTTCTTTGGGTTTGCGACGTGGGACGATGATATCACTAGCTGGATTTGAAGCAATGACTTGCAAGGAAACGGCATAGGATAATATGCGTTTATTTAAGGCATGGAGTTGGTTATATTGCTGATAACCTTTTCCTAGTTGATTGTAATCTATTGCCCACTGGTTTACCTGGTGCTGAATGATTGGGGGCGTTAGTTTATCTAGTTTGTAGTCTCCGAAGGCTGGTAGGAGATACTTTTTTATGTTGTTTTTTGCCCCTATAAGGGTGCTATGTTTTACTGTATGGCAATAATTTTCTAGCCAGAGGTTCGTCAATTCCTGATAGGTGGTAACATTAACGGTTTTTGTGACTGTTGAGCCGTTTTTTTCAAACTCTACCTTGGCTTGGATAGCCTTGCTTTTGAGTCTGTTCTTAGTTCTGTCTGAAATAGTTGTCTTGACTTTCTTACCCGTTACGGTATCGATGCCAAGATAAACGCTGGAACGGTAAACTACTGATCCATCTTTCTTTTTGTACTCTGTAATCTTCATGGTTTTACTCCTTTTCCATCAGCAGGCAAGCAATTAGAAAAGGTTTTGAGTTTATACCATGCGAGGGGCTACGAGAACCCCCTTATTTTCGATTTTAAGCAGTTAGATGGTAAATTATACCAGAATAGAAAATAAGGCGGATATGGGGCTTATATGGGCTTGTTTAATGAACAAGTTTATTTGATTGTTGCCAATTAGGAGGAAATCCCAGTTCGTTTAAAAAGAAGTCAATAGAGAGTGTATGCAAATGTTTAGAGAAGTCTTTAAATCGTGATAGAAGCGTATTATGTAGTTTGGCATACTCATTAGCGCTTAGGAAACATTGTAACGCAATCATGGTATGATAAGGACTACTTTTTGCGTCTGTATTCTTTATATTGTGTTTGTCGTGTAAATCAGGATAATATTTCAAGCTATTTCTACACTTGAAACCATATAAGCGGTTATCGTGAGCGCAAACATTTCTAGTTTCTGCTAGGTTTTCAACAAAGGAAATTAGCATATCCCTAGTAAAAGTTTTCTTAATAGTGCAGTGTTCACTAATAAAACTGTAAGACTTCTTTGCAATTCTATCTTGTAGGGAGAGTGGCAAACTCTTTAAAATTGCGAGTATATCTCCAAAAGTCAAGTAATCCACGATTACCCAGAAAGGGACGTCATCATGTTTATTGAAATAGTGTTGTATGCTATTGCTTTTTCGGCTTGATTTATGTTTATCAATGATTTTTACGATTTGACGAATCACAAAAGGGACAGTTCTCTTGTTTTTCTTGTAGTCGTAGTTTTGGTAATCTAAGTAAAAATAAGGAGTAGTAGGGTAAGCCTCGGAAAAAACATAAGCTAATATAGATTTTATGTGTTTCTCAGCTTCTAAGATAGCTTTTAGGAAGGTGTATTTGATTTCCTTATCATAAAAGTATGTATAAGTAATTTCCGAGAAATTAGCACCTTGTATATAATTGTTGTGTTGATCAGTAAAATATTTACTGTAACCATTGATAATACTGTAGTAGTTATTTGTTAGTAGGTACTTTTTTGTTTTGGAATAGTCAGATATTACAAGCCCCCGTTTATGTAATAACTCTATTTGTTCTTGTATAGTCTTGAATGGTTTGGACAAAAAAAGGCACCTCCTAAATACATAGAAGGCGCTTTTTTCGCTATCCCGTTTCACTGAGAATTATCGGGCGCTATTCTCTTAAGTACCTTCATTGTATGATAATTTTAAATGTTAGTCAACACTTTTGTTCAAAATAATTGATTTTTCTTTACTTCGTTTTGTTGGGTAAAATCGGCTTTCTATTCTTCAATTTCCTCCATTTTTGCACAATAGACCGTTGAAAGAGGGGTTCTATTGGCGAATATGGGGGAGTTTTTTAATTTACGATGATTTCTCCAACAGGGATAAAATCTTTTTGTTTTGAAGATTTTGCGATTAAGTCGTATTGATCAGCGGATTTTTCATATCCAAGGGAAAGAGTAGTATTGTCGTCTGGTAATTTTTTAGCAAACTCAGATATAGACATCCGAAATACGGTAATTGCATTTTGCTGATTAGTTGTAGCAGAATTTGAATTGATTGCGTCCATAGTCTCTTTTGCGCTATCTTTAGCCGTTCCAGTTAGCAAAATCATGATTGTATCATGCGGTTCGGATGAATCTGAATCGAGTACGTTATTTTGAATTTTAACGCTTATTGCGCCAGTTGATTCAGGATCTAATTTTGATTTGATTTCAGAAATTAGATCATCGTATTTACTGTTATCTACTTTGGCTTTTGTGTTTGTTGAAGTAGTATTTTTTTGCTCCGTTTTTGGTTGCTCCGAGCTATCTTTGGTAGTTGATTGATTGTTAGAGCAAGCTACTAGAACGGTAGCAGAAAGTAAAATAGCTGATGTGCTTAGTAATTTTTTCATAAGTAGCCTCCTATATGCTGATGTTTTCTAATAAAAGATGGGGAATTTTTATAGAATTTTCTCAAAAACCATTGTGGCTTGGATACGGTCACCACCACCTAATCCTTTACTTCCACCATTGGCGGTTGTGATTGTATGCAGGCGGTAGCCTATTGAAGCTTGTTTATTGATAACATCTTCTAATTCTGTAAGGTTTCCTGATCCAGTACCGAAAAACTTTTCTTTTAAAGTTACCTGGAGTACAACGTAGTGTAGTCCATTTACTTCAGATGCAGTAGAAAAGCTTCCTTCTTGTTTTACAGTGTCAAAAAATCCCATGGGGTTTACTCCTTTTCTTTGTCTCTATCAGATAGTTTTTGAACTAAATCAAAAGCTATTTTTTTATCATAGTCATTTAAAGAAATATAGTTGATTAAAATATCTGCAAAATTTGTATTGTTCTCTTTATCAGCATTTATTAGTTCTTCAATTGTAAACATATACGATGGGATATGATTAAGCAATCCTTTTCCAAAATTGTTATACTTTACAGGATTATTTATATGTTCTTCAACGTTTTTGTACGCTGAACTAAGTTCATTTATTTTTTCAATATCTATATCATTAAGTAATTTTTTAAATTCGTTACTTTGGATTATTTTTAAAATATTTTGTTCATCTTCGTGCCCTAATAAGTAAGCGACACTTACTCCGAAGTGATCAGCTAAAGCTGACCATATATTTTCATCTCTAGGTTTTCTAATTTCATTTTCGTAGTACATTAGTTGACTATCGGATACTGTTATATCGTATTCTTCTTTCAAAATGTTTTTGAGTTTATTTAAAGATATTTTTTCTTTCTCCCTCAGTTCTTTAAGTTTAATTTTCATGTGATACCACCTAATTCAAGTACTTTTTGAATTGATTATATCATAGTAAAAAAATATTATCTACAAAAAATTCTCAAAAAAAGAACAAAAACGCTTGACATTCTCAAAATAAGATTATATAATCAATTTGTTCTTGAAATGAGAATAAAAAAGGGAAAGGAGAAAGAAAAATGCTTATCACACAAGAACAGGCGAAAGCATTAAGGAGGAAAAAAGCTGATTTGCAACTAAAAAATTATGAACTAGCTCTAGAAATTGGTGTAGCGTCTAGAACAGTTCCTAAAATTTTGAAGGGAGATTATAAAGCGCCCAAAAGAATATATGCTAGTGTTATGGAGTGGCTTGCCAAAGATTATTAGAAAGGAGCGAACCAATCGTAATACTACTCTACATTTATAGATTTCTCATGTGGTGCTTTACCACTGGGGAATGATAAACGGATCTAGCTAAATATTCGCTAGTGTAATTTGCTTGTTACCTATAGCAGTATCAAGGGTTTGTAGGGGTTCATATTCTCCGATTTTACCCTACTTTAATGCTTTACCTTGGTACTGTTTTAGGTGGCAAGCACTGACAAAAGAAGAAAGGAGCGAACCAATGGAACTGGTTTACATGGACGGCAAGAAAGAGCCGTATACTACGAGTGAGATTATCGCTGAATGTGCTGAAGTACAGCATCATACTATTACACGCTTAGTCAGAGACAATAAAGCTGATTTTGAAGCGTTGGGAATACTTGGATTTAAAATCCATAAATTAGATAAGAGAGGGCAACCGAAAAAAATCTATCTTCTGAATGAGCAACAAGCGACCTTGCTGATTACTTATCTAAAGAATACCGAACCAGTACGGCAATTCAAAATGAACCTAGTCAAAGCATTCTTTGAAATGCGTGATGAACTTTCTAAACGCTATCTTCAACGGGAACTGGAAAAGCCAAAGCGTAAAAGTTTAACTGAAGCTATTCAAACATGGGAGAAAGCACCTAAGCATGCCTATAGTACCCTTACAAACCTACTACTAAAGGGAGTGACAGGAAAGAATAAAGCGCAACTCATGAAGGAGCGAGAAAGTAAGAACGGTATTGATGGCTTGACAAGTGTAGAGCTGACAAACTACCAACGTTTGGAAGATATGGCAATAGCTATGATTAACTTGAATAGGGGGTATTCAGAAATTAAGGAATTAATTTTTAAAGTATAGGAGTATAGAAAATGGAAAATGAAATTAAGACAGTTACAAATGCCAAGGGGTTAGAAATTCCTAAGTATCCCAAGGATTTTAAAAAGCTAGTTGAGAAAGACAGACAACTAGCCGAATATCTTTGTATGAACTACGAGAACTTGGACAGTGAAGACCTGGGCGCATTTCTTGAAACGGTGGAGCAGGGATTCAGTTGGATTCTAGATCTTATCGAAAGCAAAGACTTGCTTTATAAACCACAGTCAGGTAGTAATTATGCAAAAAGAAAATAAAAAAATCACTTGCTCAAATTTTGGTCAAGGCGAGCAAGCGACACAATTCAGAGTATAGAAATTTTTTCTATGCTTTGATTATAGCAGAAAACAGCTATTTTATCAAATACAAACGAAAAACCGAAGAGCAGGCAAGCAATTAGAAAAGGTTTTGAAATCAAGCGCTGACAGGGTGAGTCTAAGGCCTTGTTTAGCTGAAAGATGGGTAGTTACTCACGAAACACCGCTACAAGCGTTCGCCAACTTGGGGCAATCGCCCAGCATTTGGAGTGGTGCTAATTACGTATAGGAAACAGGAAAAAAAGATACAGGAAAACAATATGACAGTAAACATAAAGGAAATTCAAGAGCAAGGAGGCAGACTTGGAGATGTGCTTCCCAGAATTGAATTAGTAAGACAGTTGAGTAATTCGCTGATAATGGCGAAAAATAACGGAGTAGATACGGATATCTTATCTGGACAGATGACAGAGGGGTTAGGTGTTATTCGTGACCAGATGGAACAACTCTATAGAGAGTTGGACGGGATTGCAGTTTATCTCCTTAATTGTGAGAATTTTGAAGAATTGGGGTACAAGTCAGATGAAAATTCCAGATGTAATGAAAATGACTCAAGTAGAAATTGATGATTTTATGGCCGATTTAAAGGTTAACAATCCAAATCTATTACAGTTTATTATTGATTTTTTAGATAACAAAGTATCTATCAAGGAAGTTGAAGCTTTCCAAAAGATGGAACATCAAGCCCAACAGTTATATATAAAGAATTACAAAGCGAGGGCATAGCATGAATGAACTAGATTTAAGTAATACACAGGCGCTTATTTTTACCGTGATTTTGATTGGCTTTCTAATTTACCTAAACCATCGAGACCGCAAAAAGAGCGCTCAAATGGAGCGAGAAAACAGGAAACTAGGAGAAAGTCCTAGCGGGAGTTTAAGCCCAGATTATGGGCGGTATATCCAGCTTGCAGGCATCAATAAACAAGGAGCGATTAAATGACTTGTGAAGTAAATTTATATACTGATTTTAAAGAGAAGCTAGAAAAGCCCAGTTTAACTAAAGAGGCTTTTATAAATTTGTATATAGGTAATATAAAAAATCTATCAACAATTTTAGGAATATTAGATAATGAACTTTCGGATAAAGAGATAAGATATAAGGTCCTTAAAACTATTGAGATGATCATAAAGGATCAGGAAGATATTTTACATAGGGCAATAAAAGGGCAAATGATATTTCATAAACCAGCCTAGAAAAAGAGGAATAGAATGAATTTAACACTGAAAGGGGTGGAAGGATATGTTTAGTTTGAGTAAAGAAAGCGAACACGATTTAACCAATAGAATAAGCACAGTAGTAGAAAACTATCTAGCAGTCCGAGAAAGATCTAAACCACGACTAACTGGTTTAATGTCAGCACAGGAAGCCATGGACGAGTTAGATATAAAATACAAAACCTTGCAAAAGTGGGAAGGTGCAGGACTAAGACGTTACCAACCACCACTAGAAGAGACTAGAAAAGTCTATTACAAAGTTACGGATATTTTGAAGTTCCTGGGGGTAGATGATGGCAAAGACTAAAATATATTTTTGGTTAAAAGTTGACAAGAAGTTTTTTGATAATCTTTTTATTAAACGACTTAAAAATATGCCTGGTGGCTACACTATGACAGTGATTTATATCCGTCTTATGTTGGAAAGTTTAGAAGATGATTGTATTTTGTACTATGAAGGATATTTTGATAGTTTGGTACAGGAATTAGCTTTAAAACTAGATGTTTCTGAAGATGATATAAATATGACAGTTGCATATTTTACAAAATGTGGACTGATTCAGATAGACGATGATGGCCATGCTACATTATCGCAAGCAAAAGCCATGGTTGAGAGTGAAACAAATTGGGCAAAATACAAGCGAGACCAAAGAAAAAATAGTCAAAATTTACCAAAATTGGAGAATGTCCAAAATAAAAAGACTATTTCCAACTCATGTCCAACAGAGATAGAGATAGAGAAAGAGAAAGAGTCAGAGAAAGATAAAGAGTTATATAAAGAATATATATTGTCAGGTAAACCTGACTTTACTTTCCCAAATTGGTTAACTCCGAGAATGATCGAGGAAATAGCTAAAGGACATCCTGAGAAGTATTTAATAAGAATCCCTCTAGCTTATCTGAATCATACAGTAGGGAAAAATTATAAATATTTGGACAAAAATTTGAAGCCGATAATGGCACGATTCAAAGAAGGCTATACACTTGAAGATTTTAAACAGGTGATAGATATTAAAACGGCAGAATGGAAGGATAGTCCTGAATTTTCTAAATATCTGAGACCTGAAACACTTTTCGGATCTAAGTTTGACGGTTATTTGAATCAAAAGCCTAAAACCATAAAAGGGGAGTCTGGAGATAACTTCCCAGACCTACCATTTTAGGAGTTGCAAGGATGAAGGAACAATTTAAAGAATTTAATAACAGAAAAATATCAGATAAAGTTTGTGATATTCATCAGGTAAATTACTGGGAAATTTCTATACCTGTAGTAGGGAGTTCAGAAAGAAAAATACAACCATTTTGCCCGGAGTGTGTGAAGGGGGATATTAAACAAAAAGAGAAAGACCTATTACAGCGGTTTGATGATAGACAAACATATTTTAAAACTTATGATGTATTAATGCGTGATAGTACAATTCCTAAAGAGTTAAAGGGAGCGACATTTGATAATTTCTTTGTTAAGACTACAGAGGAAGGTCAGATGTTAGAGTTTGTAAAGGGGCAAGCCCAGAAATACCTTGCAGGTATGACGGGAAATACTTTAATCAGCGGTAGCACAGGAATAGGAAAAAGTCATTTATCGCTTGCCCTGGCCAAAGAAATCAATGAGAGTTTCAGAGAGAAGAACGATCCTAAGAGTATCTTATTTGTCAGCTTAACCGAGATTATCAAGCAGATAAAAGAAGGTTGGGTTTATGGAAGAAATGCCAACTTAACAGAATATGAGGCGGTTAAAAAGCTTGTTGATGTTGATTTCTTAATCATCGATGACCTGGGGGCAAAAAATGGGACAGTAACACCTAAGAGCGATTGGGAACAGGATTTCTTGTTTGATATTATCAACAATCGAGAAACTACGATTTTCAACACGAACCTAGATAGTAGTGAACTGCGGACGGTGTACAATGCTAGAAATTCAAGTAGAATTTTGAAAGGTTTAGAAGGGAACACTTTTAAGGCTTTCACGATCAAAGATAAGCGATATACGATTAACACAGTGAGGGGAGAGAAAGGTTAATAGATATGGATGAAATGAAATTTTCAACAGAAAAAGGCTTTATTGTCTACGAAAAATGTGGTATAATAGAGATAGAAAAAGTTCCAAGATTTGGAGAGATAACTTTAGTCTACTCAGATGGGAAATTTACTCATCTAGTCAAAAAAGAAACTAAAAAATAAGTCTATTGAGAACAACTCAGGGGCATACCGTAAGCATATAATGCTAGTGGTATGCCCTTTTTGTTTGAGAAGAAAGGAGGTGAAGAAGATGACGGTAGATACTTCATTAGGGTATGTGGTAGCTAGTAAGTTCTCTATTGATCCAGAAAAAAGACAAAAAATATTTTCAAAATGTAAAAATGAAGATAACGGTTTAGAAAGTGGGAAACACGAAATACTAGAGAAATATGCTGACGAAAACACAAAATCAACAGTTAGAAAAAATGATTTTAAAAGCTCGTAGAGTTCTAAAAGAAAAGCTAAGAGCTAAGAATTTTAGAAAAAATTATAAACAACGAGGAGCAATAAAGAGATAAAGGAGTATAAAATGGCTAAAAAATTTAGTTTGGTAGAAAAGTATGTAAGAAGTAGAGGAATGAGTATTGATGATGAAAAATCAAAAACAGGTTTAATATTATCACAAGATATAACAAGTATCTATGACGTTCCTGAAGAAGGAAAAGAATTAGTGGATCTTGTTAATGTGATTGAGTATACGGGTACTGGTGGGACATATGAAACTGTAGGTTTTGATGATGAACATCTATCAGAACTTGAATCAGAAGAGTTTAGAGATAGTAAAAGTGTAGAACTTAGAAAAAAACAGATTAGAACCAAGTTTGAACACAAGACATTTTCAGGCCGTATTTCCTTATCGTCTGAACAAGTTGATGATGGAGAATATAATATATCAGACTTCTTAAGTAACAAAATTACCCGTCTTTGTCGTAAAACTCGTAATATTGAAATTGGAAAAATTCTAAAAGAAGCACCTGAAAAAAATGTTTCTAATTTTGACGAATTGAAAGATACAATAAACGATTTGAATCCCGAACGTCATAATACTCTTGTATTAAGTCAGTCACTATTTAAGTTTTTAGATAAGGAGAAATCTAGCGATGGAAATTATATTTTAAAAATTAACAAGAAGGAACAATACTCAGAAAACTTATACGTTGATGATGTTATTGTTGTATCTGATGAAGTACTAGGAGTAAAAGGCGATAAAGTTGCTTTCGTTGGGGATTTGTACAATTTCGCTACTTTATTTGAAAGAAATAAAAATAACTTACGTTGGGTAAGTGAATCCGTTATTTATGGAATGAGTTTAATGCTTTATACTCGTTTCGTTGTGAAGAAAATTGAAACGGATTGCGCTTTCTTTATAAAATGGAATTAGGAGATAGGGGATGGATATTAGAGAAGTATTATCAACATTAGAAAATCTTGATGATAAAAAAGATAAGATTGCAAAAGCAAGAACAAAGTTGGAAGAAAAAAGAAAAACAATTACTGGAGAGAAGAAGATTTCATTTGATAATATTGATTCTTTTCTTGAGGATAATGCTACTTCTTTAGAACAAATTACCAAAATGAGTGAATCAATCAATCTTTTAGAGAAAGAATATGATACTTATTTCTGGGAGGCAAAGGCAGCGATATTTGAATATATCTTTAAAGAGACTAAGCGAAGAGCTGAAGAAAAGAAAATCTATAAACGTTACCAGAAGAAACTTAGGATAATTTTAGATGCCTTCGATGAAATTCAAGCACTAAAGAAAAATGTAGAAGAAATACATAAAGGCGTAGTTGGAGAAATAACTCAGGAGCATTCTCTTGCAGTATATCGGACAGAAGTAAATCCAACAAGTATCCTTCCGTTCTTAAATCCTGATGTCAGTGGGCATATGAATTTTTCTAAGGAATATCGTGAGATTAAAGAGTATTTAGGTAAAGAGTAATTCATTAGAAACAAGGCTGATTTGAATATCAAGAAATTGATAGCTATATCAAAAATGGCCTTGTTTTTAATTTCAGTAAATTAGTTTCACAAAATGAAGAAAGCATAAACTAAAATAGAGTATAGGCTTGTAAGCCATATATATCAGTAAGTTACAGAATAGAGTGAGTTTCACAGAATGTAAGATAAGAGAAACTGGGGATTAAATTATAGGTATACTTCTTTAAATTGTCATATTGAAGAGTTGTCAAACTTAAAACAATGATACCTGGTAAGTGGAGTGTTGAAAGGCTTTTAAGCTTTTGTCAGTTTGACAGAATGCAAGATAAGAAAATTTTAAAATTGAAGTGGAGGTACTTGACTATGTATGAACTGAGTAACAGAGACCTGGACGGGATAGATATTGAGTTAGGACGATATAGAACGCTTGCTAATAAAATTTATTTGAGAAGACAGGAACTGATACATAATAAGAAACATAGCACTGAAGATTATACTGGTGGGAAAGGCAAGACAGTATCTAGTCCTACTGAAGCGACAATCATTAGAATTGAAGAAGACCAAACACTAAGATATTTAGAAGGTTTCAAACTAGTTGTAGATACCTTGATGGAAAACTTAATTGAAAGTGATCTAGTAATTTTTAAAATGAGATATTTAGAAGCTGGTGCGACTTGGGAAGACGTGGCAGAGAAACTAAATAAAACTACTCGTTATATAAATAGCCGTAGAAAGGTAATCGCTAAAAGATTTATAGAACTGAAAGGATATTGACTCCCCCCACGTTGAAAAAATTTTTTTGAATACTTTGGGAACCGGTGAAGGGAACTTTTTCCAAGTCGGAGACCTCCAGACAAAAAGGGGGTAAAAACTTGTTGATTTATAAGGTGAAGGCTAGTTTTTTGAAATTAAATATATGCATTCAAAAGTCATTGAAATAAATGAGGAGGTTAAACTGAAAATAATTTTTCTAGATTAAATTGAAGCTATGATATATTGTTAGAAATTGGAGATGTGTTCGCATAGTTAAAAGAATGTACTTTTAGTATGAATTGTATTATAATTAGTTAAAGGGAATTGTTGTATAAATTGAAAAATATTTAATGATTTTTAACTGTTAAGTTATGTAAAATAATTGGAGGCTCAATTTTGACTGCAGAAATTGGAATACTAAATAAGAATGGAGTTGTTTTAGCTGCAGATAGTGCGGTGACTTTATCTGACGGGGTTAACTCCAAAGTGTTTAATAGTGCTCGGAAATTATTTACTTTATCTAGAGTACATTCGGTTGGAATTATGATTTATGGAGATGCCTCCTTTATGGGAGTACCGTGGGAAGTAATCATAAGTGAGTATAAAAAGTCGATTGGTAATGAAGTGTTAGGTGACACAGCAAGGTACATTGAAAATTTTGTTGATTTTTTATTACAATTTATGCCGATACAAAATAATGATGCCTTGATTAATTATATAACTAGACAGACTAAAAGTTATTTAAAAATAATACACGAGAGTACCCAAGAAGTAGCTGACTATAGATCATCTCAGGGAGAAGTAATAACTCTAGAAATTTTTAAGAATATTTTATGGGAAACTATAGAAGAATATTCAAATGAGATCTCAAAATCAATATCTGAAACTGAATTTGAATATTTAGATGGCGAACTTAATTTAATACGGGAACAACTAGATGAGTATTTCGACAATAGTGAATACTCTGATGAGCAACTAAACTCTTTAACTAAAACATTATACCAAGCAATGCTAGTTGGTTTTGATAGAAATTCTGTGACAGGATTGGTAATTGCTGGGTATGGTGTTGAAGAAATTTTTCCATCCCTTAGACAAATAGAGTTAAGTGGTATATTTGCTAAACGTCTTGTCTGGCGTGTAATTACTGAGAAAGAAATTAGCCAAAATGTTGCTTGTCATATTATTCCCTTTGCTCAATCTGAAATGGTAGATACTATAATGAATGGCATAGATCCAATGTTAAACGCATTTATAGGACAACAAATTAATGAAATTTTGGAAAGTAATAATATATCGGATGCACAGGAAGAGTTGTTTGAAACTATCGCTAGAGTCCAACAACAATACTATATCAATCCAATTTTTGAGTTGATTGGGATGCAACCTATTGATGAGATGGCTTCTACTGCAAAAACATTCATTGAGTTGACTTCTTTTAAGAGAAAGATTGTGAATACACTTGAAACAGTTGGAGGACCAGTGGATGTTTTAGCTATTTCTAAAGGGGAAGGTCCTATCTGGATTGAAAGAAAACACTACTTTAATATTGAAAATAATATTGATTATAAAATTAGAAAGGGTGATATATAATGTATGTAGCAAATTTTTCAAAAGAACAACATGGATTCCTAGATAAAAAAATATATCAGAAACTTTCTCAAAGTAATGTTGGTAAAAATTTTTTGGAAGTATATAAAGAGATAGACACTAAACCAAAAAATCAAATCAGTAATACTCTTGTTGACAAGTCTATCTAAAATGAAAACACTTAGATTGTTCTAAGTGTTTTTGCTTAAATCTGATTGTTACAATGATTTTAAAATAAAAAGAGATTTATAATAACAACTTTATGTTAGCGCTAGGATAAGTTTTTACTATATTTGATTAATTATTAAAGAAGAAGGAAAAACACAGTTTTAAAATACTAAACTTACAATCAAAAAAGAATATAAGCTAAACTTTGAAGATTAAAGAACAGGTACATATAGAGTTCCAATATAAGAGAACAGATACGAAATTAAATTTATGCTATTGTTAGATTTTAGATTAGAAGATGAAGAGTATTTAGAATACTTCATGCAAACTAATAAAACAAATATTAAAAGATGTGCAATAGCTTCCTGTTAAATAGAAACAAAAAAGCACGATTGACCGTGCTAGTCTCTTGCCTGCTGAACTCATCATATAGTATAGTGGCTCCTTTGAGGGGCTTTTTTTGTGAACATTTTTAGGAACTTTTAAAGAATTTAAAGGAAATATAAGGAAATGTGATTTTAAAGAAAATCAGCAATATCAAGGCTTTAGCATACTAATGAAATATAAAAATCAAGCGGTAGCGGAATAACTCAAAATGTGATAAGATAGGGGTATGAATCTGAAAGTGAAACAAAAAATACCATTAAAAATCAAGCGCATGGGAATTAATGGTGAGGGAATCGGCTTTTATCAAAAAACACTAGTCTTTGTGCCTGGTGCTCTCAAAGGAGAAGATATCTATTGTCAGATTACTTCTATTAAACGTAACTTTGTTGAGGCAAAATTACTGAAGGTCAACAAGAAGTCTAAATTTCGAGTTGTGCCAGCTTGTACTATTTACAATGAGTGCGGAGGCTGCCAAATCATGCACCTGCATTATGATAAGCAGCTGGAGTTCAAGACGGACTTACTTCACCAAGCACTGAAAAAATTTGCCCCTGCAGGATATGAAAATTATGAAATCCGTCCGACGATTGGTATGCAGGAACCAAAGTACTACCGTGCTAAGTTACAATTTCAGACTCGAAAATTTAAGAATCAGGTCAAGGCGGGCTTATATGCACAAAACTCTCACTATTTAGTAGAGTTGAAAGACTGCCTGGTACAAGACAGGGAAACCCAAGTGATTGCTAATCGTCTAGCGGAATTACTTACTTTTCACCAAATTCCAATCACAGATGAGAGAAAAGTTCTAGGTGTTAGAACTATAATGGTTCGACGAGCAAGAAAGACTGGACAGGTTCAGATTATTATTGTTACAAATCGTCAGCTTAATTTAACCCAACTAGTAAAAGACTTAGTTAAAGATTTCCCAGAAGTTGTGACAGTAGCTGTTAATACAAATACAGCTAAAACCAGTGAGATTTATGGTGAAAAGACAGAGATTATCTGGGGACAAGAGAGTATTCAAGAAGGTGTACTCGATTATGAATTTTCACTATCTCCTCGAGCTTTCTATCAACTAAATCCTGAACAAACAGAGGTTCTTTATAACGAAGCGGTAAAAGCCCTGGATGTTACTAAAGAAGATCATTTGATTGATGCTTATTGTGGAGTTGGTACGATTGGATTTGCCTTTGCAAAGAAAGTAAAGACACTTAGAGGAATGGATATTATCCCAGAAGCTATTGAAGATGCCAAGCGAAATGCGAAAAGAATGGGATTTGACAATACTCATTATGAAGCTGGAACGGCAGAAGAGATTATTCCTCGTTGGTACAAGGAAGGCTACCGAGCAGATGCTCTGATTGTGGACCCACCACGTACAGGTCTGGATGATAAGTTATTCGATACTATTCTTACTTATGTGCCAGAAAAAATGGTTTATATTTCTTGTAATGTTTCGACCTTGGCTCGTGATTTGGTACGCTTAGTAGAAGTCTATGATCTTCATTATATCCAGTCGGTCGATATGTTCCCACATACAGCTCGAACTGAAGCTGTTGTAAAATTAATAAAAAAAGTTTAAAAAAGTAGTTGACAAAAAATAAAAAGTCGGTATAATAGTAAGAGTTGAAAATAACAACTCTGGTCCGTT